GAAATTCAAGCTGTATGACCTGATCTGCCAGAACGAGAAATGCCAGCGACCGGAAAGGCAATTCCAATCGCGCCGACCGAATGCACAGACATGCTCCAAGGCCTGTCGCAATGCCCTGTACCGGTCGCGGGGTGCGACGTGGTGACGGCAACGCTGTACCCCGGAAGTGACCCGGCGGCGGCTGCGGGCCTCCGCCAATGGGAGGGCGGCGCGATGATCCGCCCTGACCCGCGCAACGTCTGCGATGGCTGCCGTCAGTCACTCGATCAACGATTGCGATCGCATGTCGAACTCGGGCCGATCGTTCATGACCGCATCTGGCAGCAACTCGCCAACGCTGACGAGCGGCTCTGCGATAGCTGCATGTACCAGCGCGCGTGCAATCGACTCGGGCGCGTGCTGACGCTGGCCGATCTGCGGCCGTGCCGCTGGAATCTTTACGGTCAGCCGAATTCATGGTTCGACATATTTGTGGAGGTGGAGGGCACGCTGCCGAGCAATCTTGACGAATGGCGCAGCGTCGGCGAGCCCGGCGAATTCGCGCCCGTGCGGATGAACTGCAGGAGACGCCGTGATGGTATGGCGAGTGGTTGATAACAAAGGTTGTCCCGAGCGATGCGATGCCTGCCGCCGCGGCAACCATGAATGCGTAGCGCGCTGGCAGGTGATCGAAACGGATGGCTACGGCGAGGGCGACACTAACCTCGTTACTAGCTTCGCGAGCCGTGAAGAAGCCGAAGCCTATGTTTCCGCGGACGAGGAGACGCGCAGGCGGCTCGACGAGGAGGCGCTGGATAAGTGGTGACATTCTTCCGAGGGCGGGCGCTGCGATGACGGCCGCCGACGAGCGTCTCGACCGGGGCTCGGCCCGAGCGCAACCATATCACAGGGCCTAGAGTGCGGTCGCGTTTCGTTCGCAGTCCGTTGCGCCCCGCAACGATCCCCTTGAGGCCCGTCCGGGTCGAAGGCCGACTAACCCGTCAGCGAGTCACATCATCGGCGCCCAACTCGCTGGGGGTCGTTGCGGATGGCCATAGATGAAGTGCGTGCCACGCTGCCCACTGCTGGTTCGCTTGTACGCCTTGACTGGCGGTCTGGGCGCGTAAGGCGTGTATCTGGGCGCGTATCCGACACCGGTACCATAGGGGGCGGTAGGACCGAAGAGCCCCCCTCCCGAGCTCTGGGCCAGAGCGGTCGTCACAGTTGCAAACGTCGCAACGGCAACTAAGGCAATCTTTAACATCGTAGTCCTCCCTGTCATTTGAGCGTGCTCTTCACTGCGGCGGCTCGTCGGAACGGTTCGCGCCTAATAAGGCCGATCAGGAAGCTCGGTGAAGAGCGCCACGAGACAGATTAAGCTTACGATGGTCAGGCTCAAGGCCATGACCACCCTAATTAAAGGCACCGCCGCCGGAAGCTCGCAATTTCTGTAAAATCTCTTTGTAGCGTTCAATGACTGCCTCGGCTGAGTGTGTGCCGTGCAGACTTGCAACAGTCAGAGTTGCCGCGATGGTTGTCTCTGCATATACGTCAGGATCTCTGTTGGGCTTTTTTGCCATGATGACGCTCTCCCTTGCGTAGCTGCGATTGAAGAAGAACCGCGCGGAACATTTACACAACAGGACTCGTCCGTGCCGCAACCATCCCCTGAGGCCCGTCCGGCCCGTTCGTACCCCCATCCGTAGGATGGGCGAGGCTCAAGCCAGCACGAGCCTGATGACACCCCTCGGGCCGCCAAGGCCGTGAAGGCCGTGAACGCTACTCTCTATTATTTCTATCCCTCTTTCTATCTCAACTACGTCACCATTCACGAGAAGCGCGAGCGCGCAGGCTGTCCTCACGATTCGCCGCGCTGCGCCGAATCGGGTGCCAGAATTCGTCGACGGTTGCAGCCGCGAGTGAGGGTCCACGACCGGATGACCCCTACGGAATTTTGATTGATCCTTTCCGCCTAGCCGGTAGGCTCTCTGAGCGAAAACCGGTCGCCCCGCGTTAACGGAGCGACCGGCCGAGGTAGCTTCAGAGCGACTTCAGAACTTGCCATAGCTCGTAGATCGCTCTGAGCACCTGCAGTAAGCGGATCCAGAATTCTGGAGTCCGCAACGGGGGCATCCACATGGAGAAACCTCCTGTGTGTTTGCCCAGGTCGGCACCATTGCCGACCTTTCATCTCAAAAGGGCGGTTCGCCTCCTCCAAAGGGCGCGCCGGCTTGTCGGAATGTTTCCCGTTCTTTATCCCTTTTAATGTCTCTATGAGCTGCAGAAGAATTTTTTCTTGAACGTCGACGACAGTGATCAAGCCGTCAGCCAATTTTCCCCAATATTTGCCGTGAGTTCAGCTTGCAGCTGAGTTTCCAGATTGTCGTCTAAGCGGCCTCTCAGTTTCCGCGCCGGTCCAATATCATCAGCAGAGCTGCCAGTATAAGAAATGAGAATTCATCCATATCAATGGATACATCGGCAGCTTTCCCGCCAGTCGGCGGAAATCTATGTCATCGGCATGAAGAAACGAATTTGGTCACCGTCGACGAATTGATGCGCATTGCGCGCTTCAGCGGGGTTGATCGCCGTCAACCCGATTTATATGCATTCGTTCACGTATTTGGTGGAAATCGGAATTGCGCGGTATGGCAGGAAATATATGAAGCTTTGGAGGTGTCAGGGGACGGACGGGTGAAGCGAGCGGCACCGTCGCAAGATCGCGCTGGCGATCGCCGCGAGGGTGAGAGGGATCGACTTTTGTTACGTTATCGGCGCCCAAGAGTTTTCCTGCGGTGAAATCAACGTTGCGCTGGTATTTGACTCCATGCGGGAAGTTGGCCCCGTCTGCAATCGTTGCACGCCCGCATCACGGCGGCGGCGGCGTCTTGGTCATCGATCAGCGCCAGCAGGAGATGTTCGAGGGTAGCGTATTCGTGGTGCCCGCGAGCAGCGTGCCCATGGGCGTGTTACGATGTCCCATCGAGAGGTGGTTTCTTTAGATGCCCCGTAAAGCCGCAGCCGCGCTCGCCGTCGTTCCTCGCGTCCCTGGCAGGGGTCGTCCGGAGCCGCCGGCGGATTTGGACGAGCTTGAGCGTCGCATTTGGCGGGAGGTCGTCGATGCGCTCCCCGGGCATTGGCTGGACCGAGCCGGTCAGCTTGTCCTCCGCCGCTTGGCTGCGCAGGCCGCGGTCTCAGAGCGGCAGGAGGCGCGGCTACGTTTATTGCGGGCCCAGGAGCAGGACGGTGGAGAGGAAGCCGGCGCCCTTGCTGCCCAGCATGGGGTGCTGGCTAAGAATGTCGCCTATCTTCTTACTCAGCTGCGTGCGACGCCGCGTTCCCAGCAGCGAGCGCGCGCAGCTGGCTCACAGATGGAGCAGGCTCCAGCCTCCCGACCTTGGGAGATAAAGGCGAAGTTTGATGCCTAGACGCAGGCGGAGACAGCTGGATGACGCGACTTGCGCGGCGGATATTATTGAGTTCATTGAGACCTTTTGCTTCGTCCCTGAGGGCCGGCTTGTCGGCAAAAAGCTGAAGCTGTTCGATTGGCAGAAAGATCTGATCCGCCTCATCTACGACAACCCGTGCGGCACCCGCCGGGCCATCATCAGCATGCCGAGAAAAAACGCAAAAACGGCCCTTTCCGCCTGTTTGCTGCTCGCCCATCTTTGCGGTCCCCCCGCGCGCAATAAACCGAACAGTCAGCTCTATTCTGCCGCGCAGAGCCGTGACCAGGCCGGGATCATTTTCTCGCTGGCGGCGAAGATGGTGCGGATGAATCGTGCGCTAGCGCAGACGGTCACTATTCAGGAGACGGCAAAGTCGCTCGTCTGTACCGAGTTAGGCACGCGTTATCGGGCGCTATCTGCGGACGCAACAACAGCTTATGGACTATCTCCCCAGTTGGTGATCCACGACGAGCTAGGGCAAGTTCGTGGTCCGCGCTCACCGCTTTACGAGGCGCTCGAGACCGCAACAGGCGCGCAGGCCGATCCGCTCTCAATCATCATCAGCACGCAAGCGCCGACCGACGCTGATTTGCTATCCGTATTGATTGACGACGCGATGCAGGGCAATGATTCAGCTACGGTGGTTAAACTCTATACCGCGCCCGCGGACCTTGATCCGTTCGACGAGGCGACCATCGCCCTGGCCAATCCGGCGCTCGGCACGTTCCTCAACACGCAAGAAGTTCTGGCCATGGCCCGCAACGCCAAGCGCATGCCGGCGCGGGAGGCGGAATATCGCAACTTGATTTTGAACCAGCGCGTCGAGCCGACGAACATGTTTATCTCGCCGGGCGTCTGGAAAGCTTGCGGCGGCCCGGTTGGTTCGCTTGCGGGGTTGATGCTTTACGGTGGGCTTGATCTATCCGAGGTGGCGGATTTGACCGCGTTGGTCCTGATCGGCTGGCGCGATGGCAAGTGGCACGTGCAGCCGACGTTCTGGCTGCCGTCGGAGGGGTTAAGCGAAAAGGCGACAGTCGATAAGCTTCCGTATGACCTCTGGCGAGCGCAGGGTTTTTTGCAGACGACGCCCGGGCGGACTGTCGCCTATGAGCATGTCGCTAACCATCTGCGCGGGCTGTTCGGGCACTACAACATCGCGAAGATCGGATTCGATAGATGGAATATGCGGCATTTTTTGCCGTGGCTGCTCAAGGCCGGGCTGAGCGAGCAATTCGTCAAAGAGCACTTCGTGGAGTTTGGCCAAGGGATGCAGTCGATGAGGGAGCGCGTCTTCGATGGGTTCGCCCTTCTGCATTCGCCCGGCCAAATCGAACATCAGTTCGCCCGCTTGCCAAGTCAGAGCCGCATCGCCGGGC